AGAGTATAGATGGTGCATTGCGGGGAGTTATTAGAAACGGTACGTTATTACTTGACAAGAATAGCCAAGTAATATTACGTACCGAGAATGTAAGACTACTTAAAACTTAAATTTAAAATCATCGTCCTTTAAATCAAACTCCATATCATCACTAAGTAAACCAAAGTTATCATTAGCATCTTCACCAAACATGTAGTACATTGCTTTTCCTGTTAGTGGAACATGTCTAGCAGCTTTCCAGAAACTAGCTTGCCCTGTTACTGCTTTAAATATATCCTCTCCGGCACTAACAACTGGGGGAGCTAGAAAACCCGTTACAGCATCCTGTAACTCCCCTGTTTTTATTTTGTTATAAGTATATTTATTAGCACCTAGTATACGCATAGTGTTTACAGCTAAAAACTCAGGAGCAGTTGTGTCCCCGTAATTTTCCTCAAAGTCACCTCGTATAGCAGACTTGGCTGCGTCAATAGCACCATTAGTACCACCAACCATCAGTCCATATGCAGATAGTCTACTAATACCTTTAGCATAATCTCCTCTTTTAATATCTTTAAGTGCTGTGTTGCGTAACAAGTCCCACTGCTTCAACATGAATGTCTTCATGGAATATAATATCCTAGCGTTAGGGTGGTTTAAATATGCAGCAGGTAGGTTTGATAGTGTTATAGGTTGTACTTGCATTAGTTCAGCGAAGGATACATAACGCATATCATCAGTTACAGTTTGACCAAACTTGCCGTAGTTTTTATATGACTCTACTAGTTTATTTAAATCAGTCTCAGTAAATGAGTTTTTAAATTTACGTCTAAACTTTCGTTCTCCCTCTTTAGTTAACACTGCTTTGGAGTGAGACAATAGTGAAGCAACTAGGTGAGAGTTTTTACCGAACACATCAACAGCCCTAAATCCTGCTGCTTGTAATAATACATCCGTTGCACCACCTTGAGCTACTTGAAATGGGTTTTTTATTATTTTATTAATAGTTGAATCGAGAGCAGCCTGTGCTTTTGGTCTAATAGTATGACGTAACAGATCATCAATCCAACCAACTGAAGAGTTGTGCATTGAAAACTCCCCCGATAAATCCATAGCCGTATCATTATATTTTATAGGTGCTTTTCCTTTAGCAACCATAGCAATAGCTTTAGCTGCTGTTGTTACACCATGCACATACGCTACAGAAGGTAGATCACCTATTTGAGTAGCAGTAGAGAATGGATTAGCTAGTGCTATAACATTACCAACTGCTCTTGCTTGTCTTATAACAGACATTGCTGCTTGTTCTCCCCCAATAAACCTAGCACGTAGCGCATACTCAAGGTCTTTCTTTTGTTTAACAGTAATCTTTTTACCTTCTCTTAACTTTCCAACTAAGTTAGATATTTGTAAAGTTTCATCTGCACCTCCTAGATAGGAAGTATCCATATTACCAAAAAAATTACGCTTTGCAATTTCACTATTAACAGAAGTTACATATTTTACAAGTGCAACATCTGAGTTATGAAAGAACTGTTGCATATCTTCTGATACTGTCTTTATTTTTCTTGATTTTGTAAATGAAGGTTTAGACATTAAAGTTTTAATTTCAGGTCTAGTTATAAATTTACCCCACACCTCACCATATTGTTCTGGAGTTAAGTCATAGTGTTTATAGTTAGTACTATCATCCTCTTCTTTCTTTTTATTTTCTTTCTTTTTAGTAGGTGTTTTACTTTCTGATTTACCTACTTCAACTCGTTTTCTATCAATCATCTGCTCAAATAATCTATTAGAGGCTACTTCCTCACCGTTTAAATCTTTTAATTTGACTGATTGGAAATTAGTATTTACATATCTCATTAGTCCTTCAGAGTTTTTAACAGACCGTGGAAAATAGTTTGGTAGATAGTTAACATTTTCTCCCATATGAGCTACCTGATGTTTATATTTAGTATTAAGGAGTGGCTTAACTGCACCAACAAACTCACTTCTCATAGACTTAGGCATAAGTTTAGCTGCCTCATCTAGTTGTTGACTATTTAATAATGAATCTATTGCCTTTCTTTGGTCAGGAGGTAGTCCTTGCATATTTGATTGCCATCGTGCAAATATATTAAAGTCTCTAGCGTTAGCTGTTGCTAATTCATATTCCATCCTAGTTACAGAAGCACCTAGTTTAGGGTGAATGTCGTTAGCAAAAGATACAAGAGGACGTACTACTTTCCATATAGGAATATTAGAATTTAAAGTTCTAGCTATAGGGTCAACTGTATGATAATATGCTTTTTGTAATCCTGATAATTCTTTTCTAGGAATAAAAGAAGGTTCTCCAGTTAATTTATTATCTCTCCATTTAGTACGAACACCAAATGTTTCAGCCCAATCTGCAAGTATATCTCCATCTAATCCTTCTTTAGTAGCAGCTTGCCAATATGCAGAAGGAGCATCTAACTCACCTTCTTTAATAAGGTCAGCAGCCCTAGCTTCAACCTTTGCAACTTTCCGTTCTGCTTTTTTAGCTTTCATATTAAACAGTTTATCATTAATTTTAGTACTAGTAGTATCAATACTTTTCTTAACTAGGGTAGGTGACGACTTATAAAATAACTTAGCAGCAGGTTTTGTTACAGCACTTATCCCTCCTAGCGTTACGTATGTAGTGGGGTCAACGACAATATCACTTGTTAGACCAAGACTTACTGCCAAAGAAGCAGCTAGTTTTGGGTTTTTACCTATGTAAGAATACAGTGGATTCCTACGTTCAGCATCAGGATTGTATGCAGCCTCTTCAAACTTTCTAAATAAATTCTCTTGAAAGGAGGTGACTACTTCTGGATTACCCAACCATGCACCTTTGACAGCATCTATCCTAGACATAGGATCACTAGCTATTTTAGAAATTAAACTAAGAGGAGTCGTGGGTAGTAACTTACTTGCACCTGATAGAACAGCTTTAGCTCGTTCTACATTAGTAACAGAACTATCAGTAATTGAACGAGTATCGTTATCAGGATTGTATGTAGGTTTAGCTGCATCTCCTATATCATTTATTAATACTGCTCTAAGAACGCTACCAACCCGCATAACCCCCTCACCAAACCCATCTACAGGATCAAACCCACGTTCATCTTTTTCATTGTTACCACCCCAGAACGAAAAAGACTCCTCTTCTTGTTTAACAGGTTTAGTATCATTGATACTAACACCCCCACCGTAGTGCTTTTTCTTAATAAAAGCTATAGCATCTCCTTCAGTCTTTCCCTCTGGCACGGTAACAGAGAAACTGCGCCCGTCTTTTTTATTGTTTACAGTAAATGTGCGTTCAGACATTATTTAATCTCTACTGCTGTAAAGCCATCATCACCATCACCACCACCACCAGAAACAATATCAACGCTTCCAGTGAGTGGAATAGGTACACCAAAAAAGGATGCTTTACCGTATCTAACATTAGCATCCATAACATTTACGGTAGCTATTTCTATTGCATTTTCAGTAGAGATTCCTTTATTTTGCGCTGAAACTTGTTTAGTTGCTTGTGCTACTAAAAGTCTAAACTGCGCTAACTGCTTTTCGTTCATTTCTGAAACAGTCTCTTTGTAATTATCATTAGAATTAACAATCACATCAAGAGTACTGGCTACATTTTTTATCTCACTTAGCGAAGGCATGTTAACTTTTTCCCCTTGATCTGCAATTAGTGCTTCTATATCAACTCTCCTTGCTTTAATTCCAAGATTCTTCATTAATTTGCCGTAAACGACTTTCATTATATCTAATAGTAGCCATATCAGTTAAATTTTGTCTTTGCTCTGCTGCTTTTTGTATATCTACCTTAGCACCTTCAAGGTCTGCTATCTGTTGATCTATCTTTAAAGCATCAGCTTCCCTAACTCCTGCTGCACGATCTAACTTTAGTTTTTCTATTTGATTATTAATACCTGCGTCCATTTCTCTAATTTTTGCTTTATTTAACTTTATTTCGCTATTCAGTATCTGAGGTAGTAATTCATTTCTAATATCAATAGCTTTAGTTGAACTTAACAACTGTTCTATTTGTCCTTTTTTTAATTCCAGATCTTTGTTAAACAAATCATCAAATACTCCTACATTCTTATCTATTAAATTTGACTCTGACTTTGTTTTTTCTGTTTGCGATTTCTTATAATTTGTATCTGCTAAAGTAGATTCAGTAGACATTCCTGTTTTAGCAGCTAAGTCAGATTCATCTTGGTAACCCGCTACAGATAACCTATCTGCTAAAGTAGAAAAGTATTCACCATCTCTAGGTTTACCTTTAAAATCATTTGCTAACTGTTGTCTAATTTGAGTAATCTTTCTAACTTTAACCATAGGGTTTTCACCAAATAAATCAGGTCTAGCTACCTGTGCTGCACCTGTTATTGCATTTCCAAGTAAAGCACCACGCTCATTAGCTCTCATTACTTTGTTTCCCAATAAGTTATCTATTGATCCACTACGAGTAAGTGTGTCTTTATTTGCGTTAGCAAGATCTTGGTTTTGTTGTGCTTGTACTTCTCGTACACCTTCAAATAAACTAGCCATATTTTTTAATTCCTATCCATTTAAACCGGCAAACTTACCAAATAAATTATTATTAGATAATGGATTGCCACCTTGAGCAAATCCAAAAGCTCCTTTAGTAGCACCTAGTGACCCTAGACCACTAAACCCTGCTCCTGCTGCACTACTTGCTCCTAGACTACCTCCTAGACTACCCCCACCAGTATAATAAGCCATACCTAAGTTTACTGCTGTTCCTAATATATTACTAAAAAAACTACCCTCTGCTTCTTGTGAAGCTAGGTCAGCTTGGTATTGTTGATTTGCTTGATTTGCCATTATTGCTGCTTGATTAAAATAACCGGCTTGATCTCGATTAGCTACGTTTTCACCACCGCCTAAGAAGTTTTGATAATTACCAAGTGCAGCATTTTGATTTCCAAAAAGTTGCTGCTGTTGTGCGTCCCCTGCATTAAGTAGATTTAAATAGTTAGTGTCTCTGTTTAACTCTCGTTCTCCTGCAAACAAAGCGTTTTGTTGTCGTTGTCCAGAAGTTACACCAACACCACCTCCTGTTGCAGCTTGAGTAGCCATTAGTCTATTAGTAGCTAACAGATCATCTCTGTTTAATCTATTACGCATTAACTTTAATCGTTCATCTGCAAACGTAACTGGACTAAATTCATTATACTGATCTCTAGTGTTGTCTGCTATTCCTAAAAATCTATTTCGTATATCAGTTCCATCTGGAGATAATGTAACATTAGTAACACCATCTTTATTATAAGATGTGTTATACAAAAGCCCATCTGTTCTTGCACTGTTTGGTCTTAATTGATCTAGTGTCGGTGCTTTTACATCACTACCGCCACCACCAAATAAACTACTTAAAAACCCCATTATACTATCCCCTGTTTTGTTAGTTGTAACATTTGGTCATTCTGTTTAGCCATTGTATTTCTAAACGATTCTACTGCTGCACCTGTCTGTCTAGCTTGTTGTGCGTTCTCTATAAGCAACATTGGCATAAAAGTCATAGCACATCCAAAGTTATCTACGTCTTCTCCAGACTGTGGATTTTTACCTATGATGTGTGTGTACCACTGACACCCATGTTCTAAACATTCATCTCCAATTAATGGACATATCTTTTTCATTGTTAATCCTTAGAAGCTATGATTAAATCTAAATACTTTATGTTCATAGTTAGATCATGATCATGCTCTGCATTACCACCAGTAGACCCTGATGTAGCAGCAGCAGGTTGAACATTTCTATTGACACCTCCACCACGTTCTTGTAAAGCTCCATTAGGGTAGTCATAAGAGTGAGTATGTGCGGGTAACTCAGACACAGTTAGAGCATGTCCTTGTGTTGATATACTAGAACCAAACACAGAAGTAAATGCAGTAGCACCATGTGTCCCATCAGACCATGAACTGCTAGTAACAACACGCAATGCGTGGTCATTAAGACTTGCCGTTGTTACTCTAGTCCACCCTGTAGGGGCTGCTGTTTGATAGAACACCATCTTAGTACCAGAAGGAAATCCACCAACTCCACCATCTTGTAAGTCACCTGTGGCAGATAGAGTTGCGACATTACCAGCAGAACTAGGTACTGCTTTATTAGCTTTACTTCCTACTGCTGTAACTATAGCGTCAAAGTCATCATCGACCTCACTTCCCTTTATTAGTTTACTAGGATTACCAGTACTTAAACTGTCTTTTGCACTAAAATCATTAACCCTTGAATAATCCGTCACGTTGCTGAACCCCTTGCTAGTCTACCTAGCTTAATATATATTATAACTCTGGATATACAAAAACCAGAGCCATCGATGTTAACATCTAATCCTAATTGCATTGTGTCACCACTACCACCATGTTGCACCATAGCAAATCTATTTTCAGTATCACCAGACCACTCAGCTAAACCCCACTCACCTGATGACCACTCCGAGCCAGATGAAGCAGTTAGTGTTTTTGTTCTTCGATGTACACTATCTTTAAAGTCATATCCTATTGTAAAATCTACGTCATACCCAGTACCACCTAGAAAGTAGGCGTTATACTTTTTAACAAACTTAACTCTACTTCTAAGTGATGGGTCAATTTCTCCCATGTCTATCCAAGCAGACCTCCAAGACATTAGGTATGGTTTATTTATAATGAACTCACCCTGTTCTAAACCATACTCATTGTATCCAGAATATACTCCAATCGCACCTGCTTTAGCTAAGTTAAGTTTACCAGTTCTAGTAAGTGCCATACTTTGTGCATTTATTGCAGTCCAAGTTGTAACTCTAGGTGGACTAAATCCTTTTAGTTCAGTAGAACTTTGATATGATTTCTTAAAATCAAAACAATAAATCAAGTCTCCTACTTTTACTACGTACATTCCTAACTCAGGAACATACTCAGATTTAATAGCTGTGTCATCTATAGCAGACGGTAAATTACTACGAACTTCATTTATTAATTCATCTCTTATATACAGATAACTCTTGTAAAGGTACTTTTTCTAAAGATACTGTTCGGCTTAATGCTCTCAGTCCTTGAAAAGATAAAAATATTAAATCATCACCAATGTTTTGAACAGAGTCTCTAGCAACACAACCAGTACCAACAACTTGGTCAACTATAAGTAAGTTATCAGGATCGTTTATTCCACTAAATATTAAAGTATTAAATCTTGAGAATATAACTAAGTTGTTATTAAAAGTTGCTATTGAAGTTATAAAGTCATCGTTTCTTGCAAACACTAAACTAGTGTCTATTGACCCACCGCCATTAAGAGTGTCAAACCTGTGAGGAAACGCTAACGAAGAATAGTCTACTGTTGTTCTATCTTCACGTAGAGCAAACAATCTACCATACGCTGACAAAACATCCCTTCCTTTTGGCATAAGTACAGTAGTCCATACTGCTGTATTGTCTGATGTACTTGCTCCTTCAGTAGTACCCCATGATGGCTCAGAACTACCAGATGTTCCTGCTGTCTTACATACTAAATAGTAATCAGTAGTAGGTGACGCTGCTGCTTTAACTGTTGCTCCTAACGCATAAGCTGTTCCTGTTGCATATGCTGCATGTTTACTATGTAGCGTAGCAAAGTCAGTAGCTGACCCATTCCAATATATAGGGTCTTCTCCTTGTGCAAACCCTATTACTTCTCCTTCAAAGTTTTGAAACTTCCAATGTGTTTCTGAAACAGCTATAGCACCATTCCTTTCTACTAGAGTACCATCCCCTGTACATATTCTACCTACTAGTACAGTTGTCCATCTAGCAGTATTGTCTGCTGTAACTGCTGCATCAGCAGCGTTCCAACTAGGCTCAGTTCCGGCTGATGTACCCGCAACACTACAAACTAGAAAGTAAGCTGTAGTTGGTACTGCTGCTGCTCTGACTACATCTCCTACTGCATATGCTTTAGATGCAGCCCAGTTAGTGCTAGTTCTAGGCTCACCTGTTACTGAAATCATATGAGTTGTTGTTGTGTTTTTAACATATTCAAACAAAGTATCTACACTAGGGTGTCCTAATACTGGGTTTGTTGTTGTTTTCTTAAATGCTTCTCTAGCACACAGCCTACCAAAAGCATCAAATACAGCATTGTCTGCTGTCTGCGCCCAAGCTCCAGACAAACCACCGGCATACGCTTCTGAATTAATTCCGTTACTAGCAGGTAAATCTATATTTAATGGTACAAGAGGTTGGCTAGGCATTAAACTACCACCCAATCACCTTCAGCACCGTCATCTGCTGAGTCATAGTGAGATCTATCTCTTGATATAGCAGTTGCTAGATAGTCATTATATTTTTTAGTTACTTCATCAAACAACTGACCACCATCTTCACCACGTTCAGATATACACCTAGCCCATGTTCCGTGCATTATAGCAGTTTCAGCACATGATAAAACAAGAACACTAACATCAGTAGTTAAAGGTTCTTGTGGATTATATGCCCAACATGTAAAGTTATAAACTGTATCTGGTACTGGATATAATTCTATAATCATATCACCTTGATTATCATACCCTCTAGTTCTCCAATAGGAAGGTGACGACTGTTGTTGTGTTCCTAATTTAGTAACTCTATTAAAGTACTTATCAGACATGTTTTTTAATTCTTTATCTGAAGATGTATTAAATACTCCTAGAATTTTAGTTCGTTCATTACTAGCGTCTTCTGTGTCGTATCCTTCTACTTTAGTTACTTGGAATAAATTACCATCTGAGTCAATTACAGACAGTGCTGTTGATGTTATATCAGCGTTACCTAGATTATATAATGATTTTCCAGATGTAGTGCTAAAATTAAGTTCTGTTCTTAGTTGACTCCATGTCCACGCACTTTCTACTTCTTCTTTAACATCATTAAGAAACTCACCTACCATAGCTGCATATGGAACATCTGCTATGTTTTGCGAAGCAGTTAATTGATCTTCTCTTAATCGTAGAAGTATCTTATTTACTATCTGTTTTCTGGTAACATTTGTTGCCATTAGTAAAACCTCTTTATTATTGCTTCCATGACATTAGATTTTGTTGATGGTATAGGTACAGGTATTTCATAATTTTCACAGAACAATATTGATTTAACTAAGTTCATGTTTATATCTAGTATATTACCACCGTTTTTCTTTAATACAGTTAAAGCATGTAGAGCATCTACTACTATAGTAGTACCAAAATAATCTACTTTAGCTGTACCTTCTTTCAATTCTTTTACTGCTTCTTTCTTTTTCTTCTTTACTACCATGACATATTTCTCCTATGGGGATATGTATTATTAAATAAGGGGAGACTTTCTCCCCTATTCTTTTACCAACTTGGACTTGCTACTAGTATCTTCATAACTCCTGCATTAAGTGCATCTGCTGCAAACTCACCTTTGTCTGCTTGTATATATACAGACACAACATTTGCTGCTGTTACTGCACACAACATAGTTGCTTGGTCAGTTCCATCACTTAAATCTACATTTATACTATGTGCTACTACAACATCACCTAGCGAAACGCCGGGAACTGCTAAAGTTACTGTAGCTGTATCATTGGCTGCTATTGCATCTTGGTCTGCCCAAGTTGCTGTTAGCTTCCACATCTGTCCACCAAACGCACCACCGAATTGCTCTCTGCCTTGTACAGCAGAATTGAGTGTTAACGTATTAGCCATTACTCATACCTCCTATTAAAGTGAGGGGAGTATTACCTCCCCTCTATTGGTTATGCAGGGACTACGAAAGCCAATGCAGCGTCATCACGCATTTCACCAACACCATAAAGAGTATCAGCAGTAAATAAATCACCAAGCCATTCTTGCTTGTATTGTGATTGTGTACGTACAGATAGTTGTTCTACGTGAACAAATGCCGATTTGTGCAGTAACATACCTGCTCGGAATGGAGTATCCGTAGGGCTAGATGAGTTCCAATCAACCGTGTGACCTAGCTCATCTACAAATGAAGCACCAGTAGGAGCAGAAGCAGTAAAAGTAACAGACTGAGTGCTAGTCTGGTTATTAACATGAATCCACGGACATTGAGATGAAACATATACAGGTATTCCATATAAGTCACCAACTAAACCAGTACGAATTGCATTACCATCAGATAACTCACCAGTAAACGCTTGCTCTGTAAACCTAGAAAGACCTAATAGGTTATTCTTTTCTACAGGAGGTATAATAAAATAACGCTCTGACATTGGAACATCATAATCATCTAATGTCTGAACCATTTTACGAATACCTACATCGGCAAGTGCTGTACCATTACCAGTACCTGAACCAGCAGCACCAGAAAAGTTAGTTGATCCATCGTTACCTATTACTGCTTTTTCGTAGGAGTTTGTTGCTCCTGCAATAGAACCAGCATTAACCGATGCACCTAGTAATTGTAAA